GATGGTGAGTTCAAAGTGAAATTCTTGAAGCATGTATTCGGCGAAGGAAAGCGTGTCACAAAATCAGTTGAAGTTCGTGACTTCATCAGCACTGAAGGAAGATTTGACATCTGGACAGACATGTAAGAAACAACAGAGAGAGCGACGAGAGTCGCTCTCTTATAAAACAATAAGACAATGACACGAGCAGAGCAACAAAGACACAGAAAACTTCAAAACAATTTAACTCACGGCCGCGGTATCTTCTTAGAAGTATGGCCAGAGTTCATAGAACTCAGAAAGAAACATCTCATCAAGCAAGGCGAGAACCCAGATGACTACGATCTCGATTCAAGATTTTGCACTAAAAAAATCACAGCGAAATGACAATATCAGAAAGAGTCAATCATCTTCAAGAAGCGCAAACATATCTAAACGAAGCGATCGAGTTGATCAGCACAGCACTTCAAGACACAGAACACGAGCGTCACGCTGACGCATACATCATCGCTCATCTAAGCAACTGGGTAGACGCTCAAGGCTACGACACTGGTATCGAACAATACATTCAAGAATTACTCGTTGGCGAACGTTAAACGTGTTGTTTTGTTGTAGACACGATTCAGAAATCTGAGTCGTGTCTTTTTTATTCATTCGTAGATAGTTAGCTTTGTTTTGAAATTTCATTCAAAGACATCAACGCGTGGCAGAAAATCAAAACTTGTTCTCTCGAGTTCTTGGAGCGATCAGATCAAATCCGAACAGACCTTCGACATCGCTCTCAAATCCTGCTGAGTGGCTCTTCGCTGGTAACGAAAGCAAAACTGGAATTCAGATCACAGAAACGACAGCAATGCAACTCTCTGCTGTCTTCGGCGCTGTTCGCGTCATCTCAGAGACGATTGCATCACTTCCTTGGGATGTAAAAACAACACAGAACGAGATCGTCAGAGACGCTAAAGATCATCCGATCAACAAGTTGATTCACCATCCAAATCAGATGATGACAGACTTCACGCTTCGCGAAGTGTGTCAAGCACATCTCTGTCTTCACGGAAACGCTTTCATCGTCATCAAACGCAATGAATCCGGACAAGCTGTGCGATTGATCCCAGTACATCCAGATCGTGTTGAGGTGAAAGTCTATCAAGATGAAAAGTTCTATACAATAGACAAGAAAGAGACTTTTGACGATAGTGAAGTGATTCACATCGTTGGGCTTGGTTTCGACGGCATCGTCGGAAAGTCTGTCATCGAATCAGCGCGTGAATCAATCGGTCTCGGACTCGCCGCAGATCGCTTCGGTGGTTCGTTCTTCGGCAACGGCGCAAACATCTCTGCTGTTCTCACACACCCGGGAAGATTAAGTGACGAAGCGTACAAGCGCATGATCAGATCATGGCATCAGCGCAACTCCGGTCTCGACAACGCACACAAGACTGCGATCCTTGAAGAAGGCATGAAAGTTGAGAAGATGTCGATCACTCCGCAAGAGTCACAATTCATTTCAACACGCAAGTTCGGCGTTGAAGATATCGCACGTTTCTTCAGAATACCTCTCGCATATTTAGGTAGTCTCGAGAACTCAAGCACTCGCGCAAACATCGAAGAACAAGGCATCCAGTTTCAGAGAAACACGATACTTCCTTGGGTTAAACGCTGGGAATCTGAATTCAACAGAAAACTATTCACGGATTCATCTTATTATGTGCGCTTCAACATGGAAGGACTTCTCAGAGGTGACATCAGATCTCGATACGAAGCATACACAAAAGGTCGTCAATGGGGCTGGATCAGCGCCAATGATGTTCGCAAGATGGAGAATCTCGCGCCAATCGAAGGCGGTGATGCTTACTTGCAACCGTTGAACATGACAGAAGTAGGATCAGCACAAACAACTGAAGAGAACGACGATGCCGTACAATAATTATCCAGAAGCGGCGTCAAACAATGCACAACGCGCTCTCGATCATCGCGAGAAACACGGCTCTGATTGCGGAACATCTGTAGGCTGGCAACGTGCAAATCAACTCGCAAAAAGAGAAACGATTTCAAAAGACACTCTTGTCAGAACGTTCTCTTTTTTGAGCAGAGCGAAAGTCTATGATCAAGGCAAATACTTTGATGAAGATCAAAAAGAGATTTGCGGATCAATCATGTACGATGCTTGGGGAGGCGATGCAATGCTTCGCTGGGCAAAAAGCACAATTGAAAAAATGGAGGACAAATCAGAAAGACATATCAAGAATGTTGTCGAGACTGATGACGAGATCGTCATCACGTTCGGCAAAGGAGATCAACAAGAAGACGTCTCAGAAGACGCCTCTGCTCTTGAAAATCGCGCAGAAGCAGATTCACTCTCTGTCGGTGACTTCGTTCGCTGGTCGTCATCTGGCGGCTCTGCTTACGGTCGCATCATACAAGTCGAGCGTGACGGAGAAATTGAAGCAGATTCTGGATTCAAAGTCAAAGGATCAGAAGACGACCCTGCGGCGCTGATCAGAATCTATCGTTTCGATTCTGAAACTGACGCGTACATTGAAAGAAAACCAGCGTTGAACGTAGCGCACAGATTTAGCACACTCGAGAAGTTTGATGCTGAAGTGAGAAAGTCGTCAGTCGTTCGTGAAGAGCGTGAATTCAGAATGGAGTCAGCTTCATACGAAGACAACACGATCAGAGGCTACGCGGCGGTCTACGGCTCAGACAGCGAATGGATGGGCGGTTTCTACGAACAAATAGAAGCAGGAGCGTTTGACGATGTTCTTGAAAACGATGTTCGTGCGTATTTCAATCATGACGAAAACTTGATCTTGGGTCGTGTCTCTTCTGGCACGTTAAGAATCAGCACAGATAAAAAAGGTCTATTCTATGAAGTAGATCTTCCAAATACAACGTATGCGAATGATTTGATTGAACTCATGAAAAGAGGCGACATCAATCAATCTTCTTTCGCTTTCTTAATTGATCGCGATCGCTGGGAACAGCGCAACGGAACAACATATCGAATCATCGAGAAAGTATCACGTTTGTTGGATGTTTCACCAGTTGCCCAACCGGCTTATCCCGACGCAACAAGTGAACTCAAGCAACGAGATTTGGCGTCAGAATCTGAAGTTGAAACAAAAACAGACACGTCTTCTGAAGATGCTTCTGTTGAAGTGAAAGCTGAAGAGAATGATACCGACATTTATGTTTATAAATTGAAAACCCTAAATTTTTAGAAAAAGATGAAAAACATCGAACTACGCGGACAACGCGCTGAGTTGATCAAAAACGCAACAGAAATTGTTGAGGTCGCTCAAAAAGAAGGACGTTCTTTGAACGCTGAAGAAAAGTCGAAATTCGACGCAATGGAAGCTGATGCAAGAAGCATCAAAGAACAAATCGACATCATCGAGCGCACTGCTGAGATGAAGAAAGAATTGGCTGCAAACGCTGAAGCGCGTGAAGCGGCTCCGAAAGCAACTCGCAAAGGTGCATTCGAAAAATACCTACGCAACGGAATGTCTTCATTGAACAGCAACGAGCGTTCTTTGATGGCTGAATTGCGCGGTACTTCTACGCAAATTGCCGGCACAGACAGCCTTGGTGGTTTCTTAGTACCTCAAGATTTCTCAAACGAGTTGGACATGGCTACATTGTTCACTGGTGAAGTTGAGCGTTTAGCAAAGAAATTGAACACGGCTGGTGGCGCATTGTTGGACTACCCAACAATCAACGACACTGCAACAGACGCAAACTTGACTTCTGAAGCGGCGGCTGTAACGGTTCAAGACATGACATTCGCAAACGCTCAGTTAAGCGCATACAACTACGCTTCTCAAGTGCGTGTTTCAATGCAGTTGCTACAAGACAATGCATTCGATCTTAACGCGTTCTTAGCTGAAGCAATGGGTGAGAGAATCGCTCGTGCAACAAACGGAGCATTCACAACTGGTACTGGTTCAAGCCAGCCACAAGGGATCATCACTGGAGCAACTTTAGGAAACACTGCGGCCTCTGCAACTGCAATCGCGGCTGACGACATCCTTGACTTGATTCACAGCATCGATCCAAGCTACCGCAACAAGCCAACATTCGGTCTTATGGCTCACGACAACGTGATCGCGGCCATTCGCGCTTTAGGTCTTGGCTCTGCAAATGACTTCCCAATCTTTATTCCTTCAATGGAAGCGGGACAGCCAGACAAGTTGTTCGGATATAACATCTACTACAACAACGATATGGAGTCAGCAATTACGACTGGCAAGAAAACATTGTTGGCGGCTGACTTCAGCAAGTTTGTTGTTCGCTCTGCTGGTGGTGTTCAAATGGTACGCTTGAATGAGCGTTACATGGACGAACTCGAGGTAGGCTTCGTAAGCTACGCGCGTAAGGACTCAAAAGTTCTTGACACTCGTGCAGTGAAATACTTAGCTCAAGCATAAGAGTATGAAAGTCAGATTTTTGAAATCTGTCTCTGGAAATGGATTCCACTATCGCAAAGATGCGGTAGTGGAGATCCATTCAGAAGAGATGGCGCTCGACTTCTTGAATGCAAAGTTTTGTGAAGTGATCGCTGAACCAGCGAAGACACGCGCGAAGAAAGCAGTCAAGAAAACAACGAAAAAGGAAACACGATAGAACATGGCATTTGATATTGTAACTGCGGCGGCTTCTGAGCCAATCATTCTTGCTGAAGCGAAGAACTTCCTGCGTGTTGATCATTCAGATGACGACGACTTGATCAATGCTTTGATCACTGCGTCTCGTCAGATGTGTGAAGAATATACTCGAAGAATACTTGTGACAACGACGATTGATGAATACTTTGACAAGTTCCCTACAAATTCATGGAACAACTTGTCGAATCTCATCTATCTCTCGAGAGGCCCAGTCACTTCAATATCTTCTGTCAAATATGTCGATGAGATTGGATCTGAAGTCACACTCGCTTCTGATCAGTATGTAAACGACTTGATTTCAGAACCTGCAAGAGTGCAGTCGACTGCTGGTTGGTTTGC